GCTACATCACGCTGCAACTGTGCTCGCTTACCCTCAGCACCTAACCCAGCCGCCGCCACGTCATATCCAAACTGTGCTTGTTCACCTGCAGTACCCAATCCCCTTTGTGTTATATCGTATCCAAGTTGTGCCTGCGTGCCCGCAGTGGTCAATCCACGTAGGGCTGCCTGTCGTTGTAGGGCTGCCTGTTGATATGCAGCACCTCCTGTCCCAAGTGCACGTTCAGCTTCACCCATTTGAAGACCAAGTGTTCCTGCCCGATAGCCTCTTTGGGTCCCTGCTTCAGCTAATTGCTGTGCCAGTTGCTGGGCTTGAGTTCCACCCGCTCCATAAATATCCTGTAATTCTTGTGCTCTCGCTGTACGCCCTGCTGTCTGCAACGCTTCTCTAGACTGAGCCTCTAATAATCTTTGTTGGGATGTGCCTCCTGCATATGCTGCCTCGGCTTGGGCAGAGGTAAGACGCTCACCTAACATTCCCATTCCATATATATCTTCTCCTGCTAACTCAGCACGCCTTTGTCCAAGCATTCCAAGTCCTGCAACCTCAGCTTCTTCTGCTCCTGCTAGTGCCAGACCTGCAGTTCCACGCTGATATCCTCCCCCTGCTTCGATGGCGGAAAGTCTTCTACCTGCTTCTCCTATTTGGTATTCTCCTGTCCCTAAAGCTTCTGTTCTTGCTAACCCTGCACGACCCATTGCATATTGACCAGCACCCAGAGCCGCACCAAGTTCTCCTCCTGCTTCGCCCAATTGCTGACCAAGGATTCCACGCCTATATCCACCTGCTTCCTGCACGGCACGTAATCTCTCTCCTGCCTCTTGCCCAGCAAGACCTACCTCAGTAATATCGGAGGCCGCTCTCTGCTCCATCAGTCCTCTTTGTGTCCCAATATCTCCTAATCTTTCTGCACGCTCTTCAACCATTCCACCTAGTGCACGTTCTGCACGTTGTGCGGCAACACGACCTAGTAGTGTCTCTGCCCCCGCTCCGGCAAAGCCTGTCTGTGCACCACGTTGCCTGAGAGCCACAGCCTCACCACCCATTGCTTCTCTTGCACGTTCCGCACCCTGAACAAATTGTCTCCTAGTTGCAGCTTCCTGCCTGCCAAAGCCAGCTCTAGCAGCCTCTCTGCCACCAACTATTGTTCCTAGTCGGGTTGCTAGCCTGCCACCTGTAATACCAAATTGTCTTCCTGCTCCAGCCTCCTCTTGGGCTATTCGTGTTTCTTCTAAACCTCCTGCTCCTAGCCGAGAAAGTGCTCTTTGGTAGCCTTCCCCTGCCCTTCCTGTTTCTCCTAGAACTCTTTGTTCTTCAAGTCCAAACGCTTGCCCCGCACGACCAGTCTGTCCGAGAATTCTTCCTAATTCTCCACCATATGCTTCCCCAGCACGACCAACCTCTCCACCAATCCTTGCTTCTTCCAGAGCCATTCTTTGCCTTGCGCGTCCCGTTGTGCCTCTTAATTGTGCTTCTTCTATGTCGGCCAGTGACATCCCTCTTGCAGTCTGACCACCAAGCCTCATAGCTTCTAGCCCACCTGCACCATATAATCTTTGTGCTTCGCCTAACTGTGATGTAATCCTTCCTTGTTCAAGCCCCCGTGTAGCCACTGCACGCTCCAAAGCACCCTGTATGGATGCTGCCTCAGCACCACCCGCACCAATAAGTGCCTGTTCTCTTGCAAATCTTTGCTGCCTTTCTGTTGTGGCTATACCTGTTCTTGATACAGCGGCATCGTAATCAGCCTGTATTCTTTGTGCTTCTGGACTCTCTGCACCGTATCTTGACCTTGCCTCTTGAAGTTGTTCAGCAAGCTCACCAGTTTCAATATCAAAAGCCTGTCCCGCTTCTCCACGCCTTGCGAGAATATCGGCCTGCGTAAGACCTAATTGGCTTAATGCTTCGGCTCCTCTCGCTGTAATATCAGCCTGTGTGATGCCTAGTCCTGTACCTGCCTCACCCAATCTTCTTGATATGTCGGCCTGTTGCTCTGTTAATTGTCTTTCTGTTAGTGTACGCCTTCCCGCAATGTCTGCCTCTGTAAGACCATATTGAGCACCCACCTGTGCACGTCTTGCGTCAATCTCATCTTGTGTAAGACCTAGCTGACTTAACGCCTCTTCTCCCCTTGCTGTTATATCAGCCTCTGTTATACCGAACTGCCTACCAGTCTCGGCTTCTCTTGCTCTAACATCTGTAGCCTGCAGGTTTAACCGTTGTAGCCCCTCCGTCCAAGCTCTTGATGCTGCCTGCTCTTCTAAGCCAAGACCACGCTCTGCAAGTCCATATTCCTCACCGAGAAATCCAAGCTGGGCAGTTTGTTGGTCTTGGAGTGTATCTATAAGACTCTGATATCTCTGCTGTTGGAACTGAGGAATGAACTGTTCCATGGCCGCTGGGTCTATCCCAGGGAACATTTCTGCAAGATTTCCGTAGAAATCATCTCCGCCAAATAATGCTAGTTGCTCTGGGGTTAATCCCATACCCCCAAATAAATCAGCATAACTCGTAACTGGGTCAACGTCAGCATATGGGTCTACTGGCTCTTCCCATCTACCAGTATCGGGATTCCAAACTAAATTCTGACACTCTGCAACCTCGCCAGAATATTCGTATCCCTCGCACTCAGTCTCTACGTACTGATTGCCGTCCCACTCGAATTTTACTTTAGTATTAATCCACATTATTATTACTTACCGAAGATTTGTTGCAATATCTGAGTTACGTCCCTTCCTCCATATGTTCCTGTATATGGGTCCCAATCTGCACTTGGAGCAGTCCTTGCAATTCCAAGAATGTCTGGTCCCCAATCTCTTCCAGCTCTTACTGGCATATTTGTTACATCATATGGATTTGCAATTCCAGGTAGCGCATCTAATCCTTGAGTTAGAAAACTTCCCATGCCAGACCCCATAGTTTCTTCCATTGCATATGTTGTAGCATATTCTGGTCCGCCAGCGAATGTAGGTGAGAGCTTTGCAACGGGGTCTGCATATGGGTCTAATAATTTTGTTAATTCTGGTTCAACTGCGACTGTTTTTGCCACCTTTGCACCTGCACCTGCTTTCGAAACCATACCTTTAAAATATTCTTTAATACCTGGAGTAGCGAACATCAATGCCATTTGCTGTGCAACAGATTCTTTTGACGCTTTAAACATGTCATTCATACTTGTTCCTAGCGTATTGATTTTGTCAATATCGGACCTAATGGTTTCTCTTTCACCGCTTAGAAAATATCCGCTCGACAGATTAGCAATATCAGCCTCATTAATTTCTTTGTATTTATAAGTAGAGGCTCCCATGCCCGTTTTTTCTGCAAATTTACTTGCAGATTTTCCAGTAAGTGCTTTTGAGCCAAAATATGCACCTGCGGCAGGTATGAGAATTGCACCCAATGGTGTAGCGGCAGCTGCTGTCATCGCCATAGGAGCAAGCAAACCGCCTAACACACCCCCAAAAAGACCACGTCGCTTCTGCCTACCCTCTCTTGTCGTTCGTCTAGTTTCTTCTGTTAGCTGTTGTGACGCAATGTCTTCTCGACCCCTCTGAAGCTCTCTTTCTTCTTTTCCTACCTGTATTCCTGCCCTAGCCTGAGCCATAGAGGCCATTGCTCGATTTCTATCTCTTACGTTTGACAGTAATGCATTAAACGCTGAAGCCACTATTCCATCTCCTCCCACACGTTAGTCGTTACCAGTGTCGAATCTCTCTCTTCAACTGGTAGAAATTCTGTGTAATATAATTTTGCTCCCAAGCGAATATATAATCTCAGGTTCTTGCCGGGAACTCGTGCGTAAGCCCTTTCTCCATCCATCATCTGAGATACTGCAGGTGGCTTATCCGAAATAGCAATAGGACGCTGTGTCATATTCCTGAGTTTTCGTTCCTGTGCCTGCATTAACTCACTCGCTTGTATACAGGTCTATATTCAATAGACATATCATTTATTTGTATTCCTTCCGACGTACCCGTTGTAGTGGTCGGATTTGTAATTTTAAATCTTATGCTCTGACAAGAAATTGGACTGCTTGAAGTGGCTCGTAGCTTCTTCCACCCTGTTCCCGTACCACTGAAATTGCCTGTAAGCTGGTCTGAAAAGCTTGTACCGCCATCTGTAGCATAGTATATCGGTTGTGTCTGGTCATTATCGCTTTTATAAGTTAGTGTAATACCATATACCTTTTTTATTCTGCCGGGGTCACCAAAGTCTATATCTTTCGTAGTCACCTTGAAATTCTCAGCGGTAACGTCACGAATATCATCTGACCATTCTTTTACACTGTAATTATCAGCAGTAGAATTCCACAAGTTTCCACCAGTGTAAGAACCCCAGTTCGCATTGGTATTGGTCCAAGTCAAATCTCCAGTAGTAAGATTCTGATAGGTGGTTGTCATATTACCGTTCCAATCGGAAACTATATTACTTCGGTTTACGTTCGTATCAAATGCTGCTTGTCCCGACACCCAAGAACCTGTACGAAAGTCGTATACGTATACATCTCCATCTGTGGCAAAAGCACTTTTCAAAATAACGAGATAATATTTCTTTGGATTATAACCTATTACAGTATTTGCATTTACATAATCTTGCCAAGTAGACTCCTTAATCTTATTTCTCAAAAGGTTTGTAACATTGTTTCCATCATACACAAAAAGACCAAATTTGTTTATCCAACATATACCAAACTCTGTCTTTACTGATGCGTGGGGATGCTCTATACCAGAAAAGTCTTTTATCTCTTCCAAGAACCAGTTGGCTGGAGAAGGAGAAGCTATATTAAGAATATAAAGTTTCCTCGTCTTGAACGCCAATAATCTGTCTGAATATTCCTCAAGCTTAATAAACTCTTCAGAATCTCCCTTAACAACGTCAATAAAATAACTTCGGGGAAACGTATCAAACTTTCCTACTGGAGTGTACATAATCCTGTCACGCATTTGAATAGTCTGACCGTCTTCGTTCTCTGTCTTTATATTAGCTACAAAACATCTTCGATTGGCCACTACTGCGGTCTTGTATCCTTCTCCGTTACCTGATATGGTAATCTTACGTTCAGAAGGAAGAAAACCATTTAATATTTCATATGTTTCCAGACTTGGAGCTAGAGATACAACGCTATTTACATATACTTGGTCACCGCTATTTTTTACCCACGCTGAATAATCACCACTCAATCCTGCTCTAGCACCACGTGCCATATCAATATCCATAAGCAGTGCCCAAGGGTCATCTGTACCATCTACTCTTACATAAACCCTTGCACCAGATATCCTTTCATCAAAGGGTGCGGTTGCATGCAGATTCATTGTCACTTTATAATTGTCCGCACTCGGTGTAAATGTATTGTTTGCCGTAGGAACATAAAGTAATGATTCCTGATGACCGTCATAAATAAACGAAGTGGCAATCTGATATGCCACAGCATCATAACCACCGCCAGATACAGACGCTGCCGTTGTGCTGAATTGAAATCCAGCACCTGCAGATGGATAATTAGATGCGTGAATAACAAGCTCTGTAGGTGCAGCTAATGTGTTTACATTGGAGAACCAGTTGTCAAAACTTGTAGTAGAAGAAAGACTCAGACTACCAAAGTGCTGTCTCTTAACGTAGCCATACCAGTAAGGCTGAACCGAAGCACCAAATGTTCCATCAGCAATCCTCAAAGCTTCATCGGAAAAATAGTAAACAGCTTTAATAAGCTTTGTAATGGTGGGAGTGCCAGCTTCATTAGCTTCTGTATCAAGAATACCGCTATGGTCAAGTGTAATCGTACTTGCAGTCACATTCTTAATCCTAACACCATTAAGATTGTTGTCTGTATCATCAGTACATCCCGATATCGCAATAATGTCGCCCTTGCGGAACCCATTGGATATCATTGTACTGTCATCATCTACAATAGTATCATTCGTACCAGAGCCAGAATTATCTGTAAATGCTAATTTATTTGCGGCAAATGTATCACCTGTAGCCGTACCTAAGTCAACTTGAGAGCTGTTAAATGCATCACCTTTAAGGTCGTATAGGTCTATCGTACCCGTAAGACCATCGCACATTGCAAACCAGTTCTCGCCCGTGTCTAATGCGGAAGAACCTTGCTCATGGTCAGACTCGAATACAAATGCACCATATCCGGGCGTAATGTGCCCTGCGGTACCGTCTGGTATATCCGTATGTGTTGAGTCTCCGCCTAATGGTTTGATTGACATTCTCTCATCTAAAATGATATTGTCTGTTTCAGAAAGCTGATTGTCAGCAATATCACGTGGATTGAAAGCGTCGTTAAGACCGCCAGAGAAATCTTTTAGACCATAGAATGCTTTAGGCATGTAGTGCTCTCCTAACCCATCCGTAATAATACTTTTCTAACTCTGGTCGAGTAAGTGCTAACCTAGCATATTCCATAAGTCTGTAAGCCCTTAATCTCTCAGGCTCTAATTTTGCAGTCGCTTTAATTGTTTTTGGTCCCACTTTACCATCTACTTGAATTTTAGATTTATTCTTCCCATTACATGCACGTTGCAGTATCTTGGCGGATTTGGCTATCCCCTGATTAACCACCATATCAAAGTACTGCCCCTGCAACTCGTCAGGCAGTCTTTCTATTTTAGCTGGTAGCCAATAATCATCTTTATATATCTCCACGGCATCATCCATTGTAAGGTTCTTTATATCAACCTTTGGATATGCTTTTTTAGAAATACCGTACTTAGTTTCTCCGCCGGGGTCATCAGGGTCGTTTACATATCCACCTTCACGACCAATTACCTTAGTTATTTCCTGATAAAAAGGCATTATTTTTTCTTCATTACTTTCACGCCCATCAAAACCTTTTTGGCAGCCGTCCATACGAGGTCATCCATTTTGCTAGGTGACATAGCCACCACCTTGTCTACCACAAGAATACCTATTGTTACGTATTCCCAGTTTTGCATTATCATGTCCATTGTACCATCTCCTATTTAAATAATATCCAATCTGACGCGGTGAAATTGACATTTGGGTCATCACCTTCTTCTTTTTCAGGGTTGACAATTTTGTCATTTCTATCATATCCTTCCCAACTACATCCCTCATAGAAGAACATCACAAAAGCAAAAACGAAACATATTCCAAGAGTTGTTGCAAAGGCGTTCCCGAACTTCTGATTCCAATTCTCCATATCCTTAATATCTTTGTTCGTTATGTCTGGCTCTCCCCTCCATGTCTTCACTGTCCTCATTTCCTATCGTTTTCTTATTCCAATTTTTTCCAATAAAGATTTATTCTCTTGTATAAGCTCTTCGTTATGATGCTCAATCTCTTCTACATGCTCTTTTTCCATCTGGTCTAGCCTCATCTGTATCCCT